TGAGTTTACTGAAATTATAAAGAAGATTGTTTTTCAGGGTAAAGAACCTACTGAAGAAAACCTCTTTCATTTGAAACGTGAACTAGGTGACATCATGTGGTATGTTGCTCAGGCATGTATGGCACTTGATGTTTCTATTGATGAAATCATTGAGATGAATGTAGAGAAACTCAAAGCACGTTATCCTGGTGGAGAGTTTGATGTACACCATTCTGAAAATCGTAAAGAAGGAGATTTGTAATGTTAACTAGACAAGTAGAAGATTCATTAAGAGCAGCACAAGAACACTTAAGAGATGCTCTTGCATTTGCAGCACGAGGTGAGAAACCTTACGTAGGAAAACACATAGGTTCTTTCCTAGCAGACATTGAGAACCTAATAGATGCACAAGATCTCATAGAACAGATGAGAGACAAGTTAGATGCACTACCTGATGATGCTAAATAGTTGAGTAGAATACTTAAAGATCATGAGCAGATTTTCAGATTTAGTTGGTGGCAAACAAGTTTTGACAGAAGTAATGCCAACTCCAGTGGTAGAGGAACCACCTAGACCAGAGGAAGAGGTAGCAGAATTTATTGCAGAATCACCTGTAAACTTTAAGTCTATGTCAAAAGACGAACTTGAAGACTATGGACGCACCGTAGGTATAGAGTTAGATAGACGACACAACAAGAGAAAATTAATTAAAGAATTAGAAGAACACTTAAAGGGGTAATCACCCCTTTTTTATTTTATTAGATTCCAATGGCAAAAGAATATTTCTCTTTAAGTAGATCTAAAATTTTGAATAAAGCTAGACCTTATCCAAAATTTAGAGAAACTATAATGAACATTCTTAAGAATGCTCCTATGAAAAAGGCAGGATTCATTGGTGATGCAAATTGGCAAGGTGGCAATAAAGCTTGGACAATAAAAGTTTCTGAACAGAATTTTGCTCATATTGTAAAGACTTTGGGAGAGAGCAACGGGAAGAAAAGCATGAGCAAAGGCAACCTCAAGGCAATGACTTATGAATTAGCAACAGGTAAAGTCCTCAATAAAAAGTTAGAATCAATTAAAGTAAAGTTTAGATCAAGTGGTAAAATACAACAAACTGCAGCAAGTACAGAAGAACAAGAAAAAGGAAGTGCATATATTTTTGATAGAGTAGTAACCAAAAGTGTAAGATATAAAACTTGGGAAGATATCGTCGATGACACTGAAGCACACGATGCCTTGTGTAAAATTTTTAGAGGTGATGTTCCTGACAGTTGGTTAATAAGTTACTTTGCACAACAAAAAGTATTACTGGATAAAGTTGCACCAGAAAAAGCAAGTAAGTTTTCTCATAGCGGTGGTTTCATGCAATATATTACAAACTTATGTTTAAAAAATTTCAATGCTGAACTTGGCCTCGGTGGTAAAAAAGATAGTTGGAACCCTGCTGATATATGGATTGTGTTTGGTAATCAGGCAAAAATACAAGAAGAATTAGAAAAATCTACCACAACTATACATGAACTTAATAGTACATTAAGACAAATGTTTCATGATAAAAGAGTGATGGGAATATCTTTGAAGAAAACTGGAAGGGTAGCATATTATGAAGAAGTTAATGTAGATAAAGTATATGGTCCATTTTTTATTCCTAATACTAAAGATTATAATTTTCCTGCTCCAATGAAAAATTTTACAGCAAATTTTAGAATTCCTTATGGTGATGATATGTTTACTCAGGATGTTAAAATAACTATTGAGGGTGGTGGGAAAACATTTGTTTTCCAAATAAAGGCTAACAGTTCTGATGCTAAAGATGGTAGTAATTTAAAATTTGAACCAACTGCAAAAGGTTCTGGAACTGCTAGACTTGGTAAAGCACCTGTTGATAAAGTATCTAAGATACTCAAAGATGATTTTAACAAAACTTTTGTAAATGATTATAGTGAATATCCCAAAGACAAAGAAGAATTTGAAGATAATAAAAAAAACAAAGGTGAGCAATACTTTAGGAAAGTTTTGATTAGTTTATTATCCGAAATAGATACTGACATGAATGATGTTAATGATGTGATTGCTAACATAAAGAAATCTTTTGGTGGTGCTAAAGATAGAGGAACTAATACTAGATGTAAATTGATGGGTTTAGATTTCTTTTATCAATGCTCTCAATTAAAAGATGAAGATAGAAGAGAGTTTATAACTGATATGATTTTCTTAGCACAGAAAAAAGCATTTGCAAAAGTTAATTACTTTGGTCCTTTTGGAAAGATCTATTAGTGCCACTATATAAAGTGTCTACATATGCCTGTACAATGGCATCAAATGCTGCTATAATAAGGATATGAAAAACACCCACCTAGAACATATAGAAGATGAGATCCTTAACAGAGGGTCTAAAGGTGGTAGAGATGTTATTGATTTTCTAGAGGACATTGGTAAGTTTCTTCACCAACGACCAAACGAAATCAACATCACTACCAAGTGGGATGGTGCGCCTGCAATTGTTTGTGGAACAGATCCTGAGACAGATAAGTTCTTTGTAGGCACCAAGTCAGTATTCAATAAAACTAATGCTAAAGTATGCTATTCGGACGGTGACATTGACAAGTATTATACTGGGCAACTTGCTTCTAAACTTAAAGCATGCCTTAGGCACCTTCCTAAACTCGGTATTGAAGGGGTCGTCCAAGGTGATCTCCTTTTTACAAACGACAAAAAATTATTATCTATCGGTGGAGACCGAGTTATTAGTTTCACTCCTAATACTATCACTTATACCATTCCTCTTGGTAGTTACCTTGCTAAAAAGGTATCCAAGGCGGTATTGGGGATCGTATTTCATACGGAATATCGTGGTGACTCCTTATCTTCGATGGATGCAAAGTTTGGATTCAGAAAGAATATTCAGGATCATGAGGATATCTTTGTTCCCTCTGCGAATTTTACTGACTCTGTTGGTGCTTCTAGGTTTAGTGCTATTGATAGGTTGAAGTTTGCTGCTCTAGTTTCACGTTCTCGTGGATCTCTAAAGCAAGCATCACTCTTTTTAGATTCAATGCAAAAGTCAGACTATGCAATGCCAACAATATTTAAAAAGTTTTTCAACTCATATGTCAGAGAAGGTAAGACACTAAAGAGTGCATCTGTTGTTGTTCGTGACTTCTCTAGGTATTATGCATCTGTTCTAGACAAAGAAGTTTCTTCTAAGAAGAGCAAATCTGGTAAGGATAAATATATACGTATCAAAACACTTGGTCTCAGGTTTATTGAGAAAAACCAAAGAAGCATTTATATGACAATTGCTTCTCACATGAACATTACACAAGCAAAAAACTTTATTATTCGTAGACTTGAACGTGCAAAATCTATAGGAACTTTTGTTCGTATCAACAATGGATATAAAGTAACTACTCCTGAGGGGTTTGTTGCTATCAAGAATGGTCGTGCCATTAAACTTATAGATCGTTTTGAGTTCAGTAGAAACAATTTTACAGTAGCAAAAAACTGGGATAAGAAATGAATTTTGTTGATTTCATTAAAGAAGCAACAAGCACTGCATCTCAACAGGCAGCACGTCTGGGGTTGCAGGGGAATGGTCATGGAGATTGGTATGATAACAATGGAAAACTTGTAGCAAAAACTGTAAAAGGATCTCTGAAATTTTTTGGTAAGAAAAAAGGTCCTGGTGAAGATGAATTAACTGGTCCTAAGGATTCAGTTTCTGGACAGAAAGTTCCTCATGATCAGCAACAGGCACCTGCAGAGGAAGAACCTGCAGAAGATCAACCAACAAAAGGTCCTCTAACTGTTGGGTTTGGTAGGTTTAATCCACCTACTATTGGACATGAAGCACTGTTAGGTGCAATAAAGAAAACTGCTGCAGATGGTGAATATAAAGTATACCCATCTCATTCACAAGATGCCAAGAAAAATCCTTTAGATTCTGAAACTAAAGTTGGTTTCATGAAGGCAATGTTCCCTGATCATGCAAACAATATTGTTCATGATACAAAGATGCGTACAATCTTTGATGTTCTCAAGTCTGCATACGCTGATGGTCATAGTGAAGTAAACATTGTTGTAGGTGATGATCGTAGATCAGAGTTTGAAAGTTTGGCAACTAAGTATAACGGTCAACTTTATAATTTTGAAAATATTAATGTTATTTCTGCAGGAAAAAGAGACCCTGATGCAGAAGGTGTTGAGGGTATGTCTGCATCGAAACTTCGCAAGGCAGCGATCGATGGTGACTTTGATACTTTTGCAACTGGTGTTCCCAAACCATTAGACAAAAAGATGACTAAAGAATTGTATAATACAGTTCGTAGAAACATGGGTGTCCAAGAAAATTCACTTTGGCAGATTGCACCTAAGTTAGACTTCCTTAATTTAAGAGAAAACTTTGTCTCTGGAAATGTCTTTGGTGTTGGTGATTTGATTGAAAATTTAAATCATGGTTTGATGGGAAGGATCATTCGTCAAGGTACAAATTATGTCATTGCTCTTACTAAAGAAGGCATGATGTTCAAGTCTTGGATCAAGGATATCAACGAGGTTCATGAGGTTGGCACCGACTCCTATAGGGAATATGTACAGAGAATGACGCCTCTTGAAAAAGTAAGATCTTTTACAAAGATAAATAAAAATAAGAAGAAATCAAGTAATCATTGAATTTAGCTATGTCTAATCCATTTTCGGAGGCATTTGGGGAGTTAAGAAGACCCTATCTCCAAGAAGAGTTACCCCCACGTAAAGCCAAAGGAGGTGCAGCACCTGCTGGATCGACTGCTGCTGCAGCTTCAAAAGATGAAGGTGGCGGTTCTGAAAAGAAAATAAAACAAGCAGTCTATGACATTAGATATAGAGCAAGAAGAGAAGATATAGAATTGCCAGCAGCATTTTCTCAGTACATGTCAAACACTAATATGAGTGCCATGGAAAAGAAAGCAGTAAGAGGAAAACTGTTTGGCGAAGCAAAGGAGACACTTGATTTCAGTTTCTTTTATGAAGATTGGGTAGATGAATTTACCGAAGATGAATTAGTTGAGATTTTTACCGAAGCATTAGTAGAGTGTGATGAAGATGAGTTTATAATTGAGTCAGTATTAGAACAGTTTGACACAGAGTTATTAACTGAAGCACCATCAAAGCATTCAGCATTTCCTAATGTTGCTGTACAAGCACCAGATAAAAAGAAGGCATCATCACCAACATCAAAACCTTCTGGAACTATAAACCATGCAGCTAAGAGAGTAGAAAAAGTTAGAGCTGCAATGAAGAAGGCAGGTCCTGCTGCTAAAAAAATTAAGTCTGGTTTAAAATCAGCAGCTAAAGGTGTAGGTAAAGCAGCAACAGGTGCTGTAGGTGTAGGTGCAAGAGCAGTTGGTACTGCACAAAGAGCAGGTAGTGCAGTCAAGAGTTCTGCCAAGAAAGGTTATGAAAGAGGTAAGTATGGTGCATCTGGTAAACCAGCATCTTCTGGTTCAACTGATAGTTCATCATCTTCTAGCGATTCTGGTAGTGATAGTGGTGAATCTAAAGGTTTCACTAAATTCTCTTCTAAACCTGGTGGTAAGAAGAAGGGTGGTCTTGTTAGTGCCATTAAGAAAGGTGTTAAAAAAGTTGTATCTGCAACAGCAAGAGGTGCTGTAGGTGCAGTAAAAGGTGCAGTGAAAGGTGGATATGAAGGTGTCAAGAAAGGATTAAAGGATGAATACACCTATATGAATAATCCATTCCACAATGCATTTGTTGAGTATAGAGGTCTTAGTGAAGAACGTAAAGATGGTAAAGACAAAGTAAGAGTTACTGATAAGAGTGGTAAGTCTTATGTTAGATATGCAGATGCAGTCAAGAAGTCTGAACTTCGTGCAAATCCAAATATCCAATCTGTAAATCCAACTGATCACGGAACTCCATATGAAGGAGAGAAGAGAAAGGGACAGTATACTGCAAGAGCAAAAGCAGGTAAAAGTTTAGATCCTGTAGGTAAAGAAGATGGTGATGTGAACAATGACGGTAAGAAAGATAAGACTGATAAGTATTTGATGAAGCGTCGTGGTGCAATTGGTGCAGCGATCAAGAGTAGAATGAAGGAAGATCTTGATGTTCCTAGTGAAGAGATTACCGAGATTATGGGTAACACTAGCAACAATCCAAAGATAACTCCTAAGAAAGGTATTAAGAATACTGTAAAGGTTAATCCTGAATTAGGTGAAAGTGTTATTAAATTGGAAGATGTAGATGTCGTTGATCTTACAGATTTCCAAGAGAAGATGACTGATTCTCAGGTTGATAAGAAAGAAGATATCGTCAAAGGAATGAAAAAGAACTTTGCTGATATGAAGTCTCGCTATGGTTCTCGTGCAAAAGAAGTTATGTATGCTACTGCCACTAAGATGGCAATGAAGGATCACTGGGATCCTGAGCATGTAGAACCTCTTGCTACAGAAGATGCTAATTATGGTTATGATAAAGAAGGTAAATCCTTAAATCCTAAAGATAAGAAGAAAGAAGGGAAGAAAGAAACAGATTGTGCTATGTCTAAGGAAATAACACCAGACATGTCATCAGGAGAAGTTGCAACTAGAGTGAATCTCAAGAAAAATAAATTGAGAGCAATGGGTCTCAAGATGGAACTTGAACCTGAAGGTGAGAAGATTGATGAGGTAGCACCACTCGCTGCTATTCCCGCAGTGCTTGGTAAAGCAGCATTGGTTGGTGGTAAAGTAGCAATGGGTGCTGGTAAAGTAGCAGCAAAAGGTGCAACTGTAGCAGCAAAAGGTGCAGCAAAAGTAGCAAAACCAGTTGCCAAAGCAGCAGGATCAGCAACAAAAGCAGTTGGTAAAGCAGGTGTAGAAGGATTGAAAGCAGGAGCAAAAACCGCAGGTGAAACTGTAGCAGCTACTGCAGGTGAAATTGCTGCCAATAAAATGAAGAAGAAGGCAGGAATGACTCAAGAAGCATTAAATCCTAAGTTGCAAGCAATTCAAGATAAAGCAAAAGCAGATGTTGCGAAACGTGCTGCTGCAAGTAAAGCAGAAGGTGAGAAGAAAGCAAGTTCTGCTGCTGCATTCCAAGCACATAAGAAGTCTGTTATGGCAAAGGGTGGTCGTCCAGTAGACGCACTTGATTCTTGGCAAAAGAAAAAGATGCAAAAGGAGCATCATGAAAAAGATGCTAATGGTAAAGTCATTGAGCATCCAATAGAAGATAAGAAACCAGATACTACACCTTCATCAGTAGAAGAAGGTTATGGAAAGAAGAAAAAGAAAATGAAAGGGATGATTAAGGAGATCCTAGAAAAAGGAACAAGGGGTAAAGTAGACTTTAGATCTGGTGGACAAGTAAAGGATACTGGTAAGAAAACTTCTGATGGTACACCTGTCAAGAAATACGTAC